CGGCGCAGGATCAAGCGGCGAAGTCGGGCGCGCAGGTCGTCGTGCAGGACTAAGCGGACGACCCCGAACTATCCGCTCGGGACGAGCGGAGGCCGACACGCACCGGGACGGTGAGCGAGGCCAATAACCTCTAACTGACCGAACCTTCGGAGGAGCCTCCGCATGGGCAACACGACTTCCCCGTACGATCCCATCTTCTACGCGCAGACCGGCCTCGCGCAGCTCGAGAAGGCGCTTGGACTCGCCGGTCGCGTCTTCCGCGGCTACGACAAGAACCCGCAGCAGCCCGGGAGCCTGATTCAGGTTCGCCGGCCCGGGACGTTCACGGCCGCGGCCGCACCGTCGGTCGCGCAGGACCTCACGCCGGACTCGCTGCAGGTCGCGCTCGACCAGTGGTTCGAGGTGAAGTTCGCGCTCACCGACAAGGAGCTCAACTACACGCAGGAGCAGATCATCACCGACCACGTTCGGCCGGCGGCGGTCGCGCTCGCGGACAAGATCGATCAGGTCCTCGTCTCCCGCGTCAAGGAGTTCCCGTACTCGACGCAGGTCGCGCTCTCGAGCGCGGCTGTCACCGACATCACCGCCGCGCGTCGCGTCCTCTTCGGGAACAAGGTCCCGATGGACGACTTGCACATGATGATCGACGGCTACCTCGAGGAGAAGTTCCTCGGTCTCGCCGCGTTCACGCAGTGGCAGGGCGCGGGCGACGCCGGCGTCTCCTCGCAGCAGCGCGGCACGCTCGGGACGAAGTTCGGGTTCGAGATCTTCGCGAACCAGAACGTCGACACGTTCACGAGCGGCACCTCGGCCGACGTCGACGGCGCGGTCGACTACGGCTCCGGCACGACCGACGTCTACCCGAAGGGCGCGACGATGGTCCACATCGACGGCGTGACCTCCGGCGGGACCGCGAAGATCGGCGACTGGATCACGTTCTCCGGTCACTCGCGGAACTACCAGATCACGGCGGACGTGACCTTCGGCTCCGGCGAAGGCGACGTCTACTTCACCCCGGGCCTCGAGGACGCGCTCGACGAGAATCAGGTCTGCTCGATCGGGCTCGCGGCCGGCTCCGGCCTCACGAAGACGCAGAACTTCGCCTTCCACCGGAACGGGCTCTGCCTCGCGATGGCGCCGCTCTCGACGCTCGCGAACCAGCTCGGCGCGCGCGTCGAGTCGGTCACGGACCCGATCACCGGGCTCTCGCTCCGGTCGCGGATGTACTACGACGGCGACAACTCGAAGGTCATCGTCGCGCTCGACGTCCTCTTCGGGACGAAGGTGCTCGATCCTCGGATGGGCGTCCGCCTGATGGCGGTGTAGTTATTCTCGCGCGCGGCGTCGCTCTCCTCGAGCCTCGCCGCGCGCGTTCCAGCCGGAGGCGCGCGATGGCGAAGATCAAGGTGAAGAACCCGAAGGCGCCGGGAGAGTTCCTCTGGCTCGACGAGCGCGACTACAGGCCGGGTGGACGTTGGGAGCTCTTCGTCGAGGACGCACCTGCTGGGACCCCGGCGGACCTGCCGGCGGAGGTGACACCCTCGGCCACGGCGCCCGCGTCCACTCGACATAACGATCTCTCGGCCTACGACGTCCCGACGGTCTCGGTCTCCGTGCCGCGGACGCGGCGAGGGAGAGGCTGATGGCGGTCGTCCTCAACGCGACACCCGGCGCCTCGACCGCGAACGCCTACGCGACACTCGCGCAGGCGAACACCTATCACGAGGCGCACGTATCCGGCGCCACGTGGGCCTCCGCGACCGACGATCAGAAGAACCGCGCGATCGCGCAGGCGACGCGCGAGCTCGACGCGTACCTCGTGTGGGACGGCGCCGCGACCTCGCTCACGCAGTCGCTCGCGTGGCCGCGGCTCGGACTCTACGATCCCGACACCGGCGCGGCGGTCGACTCCGCGACGATCCCCGATCGCCTCGTCTCGGCGACGGCGGAACAGGCTCGACTCCTCCTCGGCGGCGATCGCGCGGCGGAGCTCGACCAACAGGCGCAGGGGCTGAAGGCGCTCACCGCCGGCTCGGTCTCCCTGACGTTCAAGGACGACGCGACGGCGCGGCAAGTCGTCGCCTCGTCGGCGTATCAGTTCGTCTCGTACTGGTGCCGAGTAAAGCAAGCGGCGCTCGGCGGGCCGGTCCCGCTGATCCGCGTATAGGAGACCGAAGATGGCGAAGGCAGACTGTCAGGCGGCGATGACGATCCTCGAGGCGAAGATCGCGGAGCTCGCGAAGCAGGAGGACGAGAAGACGTCGAACGGGCCGGACTCGCGCGAGTACGCGCTCGCGCAGACGCAGGCCGCGGCCGTCACGGTGCGGGCCGAGATCGAGGCGCTCGTCTAACCCGGCGCGGCGCTGAAGGAGACGACCGATGGCGACGACGAAGCAGCAGATGATCGACGGCGTCGCGGCGATCGGGACCGCGTCCGCGGCCGTCGGCGCGGCGATCACGAACATCCGAGACGCGAACGCGGCGGTCGACCTCGGCGGACCCGTCGGGAACGCGACGGTCGCGGCCGTCGGCAACTCCCGGGCGGCGCTCGAGGCATACCTCGACGGACAGGTCCGGAGCCTGAAGCCGCTCCTCGACGCGGTCGACGCGGCGATCGTCGCCGCGGATACGCTCGCGGACGGGCTGACGTAGGCGCGCGATGGGCTTCGACTCGCTCATCCGTTCGGGGATCGTGCTCGCGGACTCCCTGACGAAGAAGGGGCTCCAAGCGACGGTCTCGCACTCGGCGTTCGCCTCGCAGAACAGCTACGGCGAGGCGACGTACGGGACGGCGGTCTCGAGGCGGGCGGTCGTCTCGGACTCGACGGAGCTCATCAAGGACGATCAGGGACGGGAGGCGCTCGCGCGCTACCGCGTCCTGTTCCTCGGCGCGGTGACGGTCTCGGTCCGCGACAAGCTCACGATCAACGGGCGCGTCTCGCCGATCCTCCGCGTCGACGCCGGCGTCCTCGCCGACGACGGCGCGCAGTTCGTGACGGAGGTCTTCTGTGGGTGAAGGGAACTACGCGCTCCTCGACGCCGGCGGGCGCACGGTCTCGACCGGGTTCGTGACGTCGACGGGCTCGAGCGCGGACTTCAACTCGACCGTGACGTACTTCCCGACGGTGACGATCTACCCGGGGACGAGTTGGTGGGACTACGGGAGGCTCGACGTCACGCCGCCGTCTACACGTGTAGAACCGCGGACGATCCCGTGGCAGGGCTCCGTCTACTTCCCGCCGGACGAGGCGCCGGCACTCGCGCCGGCGAAGCAGGACGTCGAGGACCGCTTCCGCGTCGAGCTCCCGGGCGAACGCGTGATCGAACTGGACTGACGATGATTGACTTCACCGGATCCGGCTCGCTCTACTTCTCGATCTCCGGCGGCGACGCGCTCGTCGCGAAGCTCGAGAAGCTCGGCCGGATGGCGAAGCCGCTCCTCGCGCGGGCGATGTTCGAGGAGGCGGAGAAGATCGGGGAGCTCTGCAAGGAGAAGTACGTCCCGCGGGATACCGGCGACCTCGCCGGCTCGTTCTATCGCGAGCCGCCGGTCATCACGGCGTACAGCGTCCGGCAGGTCCTCGGCTTCGGCGGCGCCGCGGCGAAGTACGCGTGGGTGACGCACGAGAACCCGCGCGCCGGGAAGACGGGCGGGATCTCGCCGTCCGGCCGGCGGTACAAGCATTGGGCGGAAGTCGGCGGCTGGAAGTATCTCGAACGATCGATGAACGCCTCGGCGCGTCACCTGCCGCGCCGGCTCGGCGCGCGCATTCAGCGCGACTGGCAGGGGCTCTTCTTCTAGGAGGACTTGACCGATGGCGCTGATCACCGATCCGGACCTGCTCGCCGACGAAGCGACGTACGCGGGCGCGACCGAAGTCTACATTGACACGTCGGCGAAGACGATCCGCCTGACGAAGGTGGGGGACCTCTCCGACGACGGCGTCACCCTGAAGTGCCTCTACTCCTTCCTGAAGGAGGAGTGGAAGGACGATCCCAACTCGAAGAACCTCGCCGCGTTCCCGTTCCCGATGGTCCCGATCACCGACGAGAGCTTCGAGCTCGTCGAGGGATGGGACTTCTACGCGGACGCGACGCGCTACCTGATCCGGACCGCCGGGTGGACCGTCAAGAACGCCGCGGGACTCGTCACGCAGAAGTGGGCGGGGATCGTCGGCCTCGGCACGATCGAGGCGAACGATCAGCTCTACTATCAGCAGGCCGCGGGCGGCTCGCCGACGAACGTTCAGCTGACGGGCCAGATCAACCAAGCGGTCCAAATCCTCCGCGACGACGACGCCGACGGCGTCTATGCGGAGGGCTCGGACTTCGACCGGCGGACGGTCTTCAACCTCTTCTGCCGCGAGTACGATCAGCTCTACGGGAAGGCGACACTGACCGAGATCGGCGTCACGGCGATGGACTCGATCGCCTATCGCTTCCCGATCTCGACCGGCGACGACCTGAACGTGCAGGACACGGACGGGAACGTCTCGACGATCTCGCCGTATACCGCGATCAAGATCCGCTACTTCGATCAGGCGTACAACCGGATGGTCGACTCGACGACGCTCCGGAACTTCGGGATCGTGATCGACGTCGGGACGCACTCCGGCGTCGACGGCTCGGCTCCCGGCGGCGCGTCCGTCCTGACGACGGCCGAAGGCGGGATGAGCGTGAACGCCTTCTCCGGCGGCACGCTGACGATTCACGAGGGGACCGACAAGGGGCTCTCGTTCCCGATCGTCTCGAACACCGCGACGACGATCACCGTCACCGGGACGATCGCGAGCGGCTCGAGCCTCTCGTTCACGGCGCAGCTGGCGAGCCCGGTTGTCGCGACGGCCGAGCAGATCTACACGAAGGTCCAGTGGGCGCTTCGGCAGTCCGGCGACATCGACGAGACCGATCAGACCGTGACGGGGAAGACGGCGGACGAGCTCCTGCGCTTCGTCGGCTCGACGCTCCTCTGCGGCGACGGCGCGCCGACGAACCCGAACGGCGGCGGGACCGGCGTCATCATCGAAGGCTTCCGCGCGGCCGACACGAACCGGATCGAGTTCTACGACGCCGGGACGGTCAAGCGGACGTACCCGTACGTCGC